TTATTATTATTACCAGCATTATCAGTAAAACTAGAAGCACCTACACTAATAGTACATAACCCATTACCAGAAGGAGTAAATGTAGCATTATAAGTAGTTCCAGAACCACTAAATGACGACATAACACCATTTGTAACAGTTATATCTCCTATTGCGAAATTAGTTGTAGATTCACTTGACGTAAACACCATTGCTAGTGTAGAGTTAGTTCCACTACTTCCACTTGTTGTTGTACTAGATGTAATAGCCATAGTTGGACTAGTAGTATCACTACCACCACCAGATGTACTACCTGTAGTAATTATAGTATTATTAATGTTATTCATTAATTCAAATTCAGTCTTACCTGTTGTTAAATTAGTCTCCCATTTATTTATTCTATAACTTCTATTGTTAATTACTAAACTATCATTAGGTCTTAGATTTAATATTAAATTAGTATCTAATATAGCAGTAAGTTTAACTAATCTAGTTTGTACATTATATATATCAGATATATACTTCTGATAATATGTTTTAAACAATGATTCAGTTAGTTCAACACCATCATACTCATTAAATTCACTTCCCCAATGCAATGATTGAGTAGTAGAGTCTAATAAATCTAAACAGTTAGATGGAACTATATATTGTGTTTTATTAACACTAGAGCCACCATCTACTAAACTAAACTTAATCTGAGTAGCACCAGATAATTTCTCAGCATAAAAGAACATTGGTTGTCCTTTAATTGGTTGAGCATTATCGTTTGCCATCCATCCCCATTGTATATCAGTTACTACAGTCTCATCAGCTTGGTCAGTCATTCTCTCATACATCATCTTCTCTAATGGTAATTTAACTTTATAATCTTTATTACCATCAAAAGCTAAAGGACTATCTACAGCAGTAGAGTTATGGTCTACTACTTCATCACCGAAGTCATCATTAGTTATATCATCACTTGCTCTTTTAGCAAATGTCTTATCTCCTTTATATTCAAACTTTATTTCATTGTATAATAATGCTTTCTGAGTTTCAGACTTCTTATAGTCTATCATATCAGATATATCAAATACACCACCATCTTCATAGAATGAATCCATAGTATCAACGTGTATCTCATCACTAGTATACTCAAAATAAGCCGTTAAATTAAACATCTTAAATAATGTCTGTAAGAACTCAGTAATCTTCATCTTAGGTAAGTTTCTACCTATATTAATACCTTCAGAGAATATTACAGTAGGATTATCAAAAGTATAAGATACAACACCAGCTGGTTCCCATTGATAAGCGAAACCACCACCTGTATTTCCATCATATTCAAATCTTTCTCTTCTTATCTCTAGATTACTAAATGTAGCACTTGTAATACCACCATTAGTTCTTATTTCTATCTGTGGTGCAACGTTACCATTGTTTTCATATATACAAGTTACTGTTTGAGTACCTGTAACATTATTATTACCACCAAAGCCGTCATTAGTTAAAGCATCTTTAGCTGACCAAGAATATAGACCATCATTATTACTAGGAGTAATTGTAAAGTCTATTGAGTATCTATAATCACCTACACTAGAACCATTTGGAGCTAATTGATTAGTATTAACTACAACATCACCTAGACTACTAGGAGTAGAGCTTACATAAGTAAAGTCATCTAATCCAAATTGAGTAGTAGTTTCTCCTACTTGCTCATCTATTCTACCCTTTTCTCTATTCAACCATAAGAATAACTCATCAAATTCATCATTACTTCCATTATTAAAGAAGTGATTACTGAATTGTATATCGTATTTCTGTTCTATAGCTTTAATTATCCACTTAGCTTTTATAGCTGGTTTAAGAGCAAATGCTCTAACACCTGTGTATTGTTCTATACTTGCATTATAAGTTGAACTAGGGTGTATATTTCTACTTAGATTACTACCATCTTTAGGCGATGGACCATCACTACTATCGTAATAGTGGTAATCATCAGCACTAATAAAAGGAAAACAATAGTCAAAGTTTAAAGAACTAAATGCTCTATCTAGACTATTACCAGATTCATCATACTGATAACCTTCTCCTAACCCTTTAGATACATAATCACCATCTAATTCGTGATTAAAATCATCTAAACAAGTACCTACACCATATAAAGATTCTAATTCATCATTACCAAATAATTGGTTTAATGATACAACCTTACCATAGAAAGTTAAACTATAAGAATATAGTGAACCTTTCTGAGAGTTAGTTTTATTTAGAGATATTTGTCCTCTTCTATAATCTACACCGTTTATCTTAATAATAGCATCTCTCTTATATCTACCATCGAACCCATTTATAATAGTAAAGTTCTCGTAGTGTTTAAAGATAAGATTATTATTCTTAGACGCTGGTATAGTAAAAGAGTGTGTAAAGTCAGTTAAGACTTTAGCGATATTTCTAATATCAGATACTCTAGTAGTATAATTTATGTCTTCGAAGTCAAAGAGGTCGACTCTGGCATAGTCACCAGTATTGCCGTTTCCCTCTCTAACATATAATTCTATTTGTCTTTTCATTATCTAACTGTATTCATTTTATTAAATGCATATTCTACATCTATTGTGTAGTTAATCATCTGGTCGTTTAGACTAGTTTTATAATCAAATGATTCTGTTTTAAGTATAACAGGAATTAATTGACTATTTTCTGTAATCCATATAGACTCAGACTGCATTAATTGAGTAAAAGTTTCATTAAAGATTTCGTTTATATATCCTGTATTAAGAGTTATACTCTCTTTACTAGTTATATTAAACACTTTATTCTGTCCAGCTTGTACATTATATGTACCACCAGATATAATATTATTATTCTGATAATCTTGTCTCTCAGTATTTAAGTTATTCTTACTTAACTTAAAGAACCATAAGTCTTCCATCATTCCATTCTTATTAATGAAGGTTAGTTTCTTAGGGTCATACTTACATTCTGATTCATAAGTTATAGGTGCATCTAAAATAGCACCGTTACTAAGTTTTACTCTAAGAGAAGAGTTGTTAGCGTGGTAAGGTATATTATAATAGTGTATAACTTGACCAGATAAGTCAGATGAGCTTACTGTGTATACTCCGATATCACCAGTACCTCTTCTAACTCTAACATCAGTTATTGTTAATCCACCTTCGTCATAGTTTTTATTTATACCTACTTTATAATCTTCACCAGCCAAACATCTAATAGCTTGAACAGATAATAGATATGCAGTATCAACAGTAGAGTTAGCTCCTTCTGTATAGTAAGTATATCCATCTATAGCATATTTCTCTACCATAGACTGTACCGAAGTAGAACCATCGTCTAGAGTTCTAGTTACTTGGTAATCTACCCAGACACCATCAGTTCTATATGAATTATCATTTATAAATTGAACCTTATCATTTATTAACTGTCCTATCTCAAATATTACTTCTTCATTAATAGCAGTACTAAATAAAGTATATGTAGCAGTACTTGGTCTAGCAACAGTTTGCTGACCAGTATAAATGTATAGTTCTAATGTTGCTGAAACCATACCAGATACAGTATCTTGTACAAAGTATGGACTTCTTGAGTGTATATGACTCATATTATTTCTTTTTATTATTGTTTATATTATCTAATATAACTTCTACGTCTTCTTGATACGCAGCAAGTATATCTTCTCCTATTCTGTCTTCGAGCTCAGCGTAGACACGGTCAAATACTTTAGCACCTTGATTACCGTACTCTTGTATAATCCCATCCTTTTGTATCGTCCTTGCAATGGCGTAAGCCATTTTTCGCATATTACCTGTTGTATTATTCCTTGAAGTAGGTCTTATGCCTTTTGCTGAAGCCCAATCTAGAATATCTTCTACAAATCTCTTCGATACTTTACCGAATCCTCTGCTAGAAGGTTGTGAACCCATATCTACAGCTTCACCATATTCTGTTGTTAGTATATTAATCTCTTGACCAGCTATCTCATAATCTAACGAGTCAGCTAATCTTCCTGTGGCGTGATGTCCTAACTGCCTTAATCTATCTCTAGAAGCGTCAACATAGTATTTACCTACTTTGTTTAACGCTGCTACAAGATTCTCATTAACATTCTGTCCCATCTGCATTTGTTCTAGACGTGTCCATAGGAATTACTAGATTGATATCACAGGTCCATCCAGCTAGTAAGTTCTTAAACCTATCGGAAAAAGGTTCAGCAGTCATTATAT